ATCAATACACTGGTCAGTAGCAGTAATTTTTCACTGGCAGATGGCCGTGCACTGTCGATTACGACGGGTGGTAATAGTACCTATGCCGGTCTGATCAGCGGAACGAAAGGCACAGTTCTTGAGAAATTTGCTGGAGTTTCTCAGGCATCCGATGCCCTGAAATGACGACGGCACTTCTAACTATTATAAAAACGTCTTAAATTCAAATTCCAATTATATCTTATTGGCTAGACCACTTCGATGCAGTCACTGGTTCTGAATTAGTACTGTCTAATTCAGGCGAAGCCGCATCGTCTGGTATCGCATTTGATACGGAGGCAACGATTATTCCGTTCTCTCTATCCGGAGGCCTAGATGGCGCTGAGGTCGGTGCAGCCGAGCTCTCGACTGGTATCGATCTCTTCGCTGACGCTGAAACGGTTGACGTGAATCTGCTGTTCTCCGTCAACGACGCGAATGGCGTTAATACCATTGCAGCAAAGCTGATCTCGACCGCCAATGCCCGTAAGGATGTTGTGGCCTTCGTTTCTCCTCCAACCGAGGATAGCGTCGGAACTGCTACGCCAACGACTGATGTCAAAGCCTGGGCAGATACACTGACCTCGACTTCATATGCCGTCATCGACAGCACATCGCTGAAGATCTACGACAAGTACAATGATGTCTACCGCTGGATCCCAGCTTCTGGACATGTCGCCGGTCTCTGCGCATATACAGATAACGTTGCTGATGCCTGGTTCTCACCTGCCGGATTCAATCGTGGCCAACTCCTCGGAGTCACCAAGATTGCCTTCAATCCAAAGCAGGCAGATCGCGATACCCTCTACAAGGCACGTATCAATCCGATCGTCAGCTTCCCTGGCCAGGGCACAGTTCTCTACGGAGACAAGACCGCTCTCCTCAAGCCATCGGCCTTCGACAGAATCAACGTTCGTCGCCTCTTCATCACTCTGGAGAAGTCAATCTCCACGGCTGCTAAGTTCCAGCTCTTCGAGCTGAACGACGAGTTCACCCGCGCAATGTTCCGCAACATGGTCGAGCCATTCCTGCGTGACGTTCAGGGTCGCCGTGGTATCACCGACTTCAAGGTGGTCTGCGATGAGACGAACAATACCGGAGATGTTATCGATCGCAACGAGTTCCGTGCTGACATCTACATCAAGCCAGCCCGTTCAATTAACTTCATCACTCTGAACTTTATCGCCACTCGCACTGGCGTTGAGTTCTCCGAGCTGACTGGAAGCTAAACCATCAACTAAAGGAGAACACTTACAATGGCTAATCTAGGAATCAATGATTTCAAGGCAAAGCTCGTCGGTGGTGGAGCACGCAACAACCTGTTCAAGGTTACGGCTAACTTCCCTGCCTATGCTGCCGGAAATGTTGAGCTTGCGTCCTTCCTCATCAAGTCCGCAGCTCTTCCATCATCACTCATCGCTCCGATCACGATCCCATTCCGTGGTCGTCAAATTCAAATCGCGGGAGACCGCTCGTTTGAACCATGGGGCGTGACAGTCATCAATGACACGGGATTCGAGCTCCGCAATGCCTTCGAGCGCTGGATGAATGGTATCAACCAGCATGCAGCAAACACCGGTCTGACAAATCCTTCGGATTATATGGCTGACCTGGCTGTTGAGCAGCTCAATAAGGACGGTACCGTACTGAAGAAGTACGACTTCCGCGGATGCTGGGTCTCGAACGTCTCTGCAATCGATCTGAGCTATGACTCAGAGAACACGATCGAGGAGTTCGGTGTCGAGTTCCAGGTCACCTACTGGGAATCAAATACGACTACTTAATGGTAGTTTTTCCTCAATAAATAATTGGCGTGGGGGTGTTTTAGCCCTCACGCCTTTATTCGTTAAGAAACCCCACAAAACATCTCGTCATGGCACTCAAATTCTTTGGATTCACATTCGGCAAGGAGGATGACTCCAACGATCGCGAGCTGATCAAGAGGAAGAACCTCGAGAAGCAGGCGGTATCGTTTGTTCCGCCAACAGCCGATGATGGATCGACTGCCATTGCAGCAGGTGGGTACTATGGTCAGTACTTGGACCTAGAGGGAGACGCAGCGAAGACTGATGTCGATCTCATTCGCAAGTACCGCATTGCCGCCGAGCAGCCTGAATGCGACATGGCAATCGAGAATATCGTGAACGAGTCGATCATTCACGAGTACAATGAGAAACCGGTCGATCTGAACGTAGATGACCTAGAGCAGCCGAGCTCGATCAAAAAGGCAATCAAGGAGGAGTTCGATCACGTTCTCCGCCTACTCAATTTTAACCTGAACGGACAGGATATTTTCCGTAGATGGTACGTCGATGGTCGTCTATACTATCACATCATCGTGGACGAAGAGAATCCTCGCAACGGTATCCAGGAGATCCGTGGAGTCGATGCTCTGCGTATTCGTAAGGTCCGCGAGATCAAGGAAGAAACCGATCCAGTGACGGGTGCCCGTGTGGTACGCACACTGGACGAGTATTACCTTTACCAGGACGGTGGACTGCAGAAGTCTGACGTTGGTCTGAAGATCAACAAGGATGCCATCTGCTACATCACATCTGGTATCCTTGATGCATCGCGCAAGCGCGTTCTTTCCCCTCTTCACAAGGCACTGAAGCCCGTCAATCAGCTGCGTATGATGGAGGATGCGTTGGTGATCTACCGTCTCTCCCGTGCTCCTGAGCGTCGTATCTTCTACATCGACGTCGGTAACCTGCCAAAGGGCAAGGCCGAGGAGTACATGCGTACCATCATGAACCAGTACCGTAACAAGTTGGTGTATGATGCCCAGACTGGCGAGATTCGTGACGACCGCAAGCATATGTCCATGCTTGAAGACTTCTGGTTGCCTCGCCGTGAAGGCGGTCGTGGCACAGAGATCACCACTCTTCCTGGTGGCGACAATCTTTCTCAGATTGAGGACATCCTCTTCTTCCAGAAGAAGCTTTATCGGTCGTTGAACGTTCCGATCTCTCGTCTGGAGCCTGACAATGGTTTCAACCTGGGCAAGTCATCCGAGATCACTCGCGATGAAGTCAACTTCCAAAAGTTCATCGATAAGCTCCGCAAGAAGTTCTCTGCGGTGTTCCTGGAGCTCCTGCGTACTCAGCTACTTCTTAAGAATGTCATCACCGAGGAAGATTGGGATGAGCTGAAAGAGCATATTAGGGTTGATTTTCGTAGAGATAACTTCTTCTCAGAGATGAAAGATGCTGAGATCCTTGCCGGACGTATCGAGCAGCTGAATGCCATTACGCCATTCGTCGGAAAGTATTATTCTGAGAACTGGGTTCGCCGCAATGTCCTCCGCCAGACCGAGGAAGACATCGAGGAGATGGCAGAGGAGATGAGTACAGAGGCCGAAGCCGCCGCACAGCAGATGATGGAGAATCCTCAGATGGATACAGGTGCCGGTGTCGAGGATATCTCTGCGAACGAGACATTTGACCGGTCAGCCTAATATCTAGAGTCAAGGTATTTGAACCTATAAATAAGACTACGTAAAATGAGCAGCAATATTTACTCGATGATCGATGCACTAAGGACCGGTGACGCGTCTGGCGCACAGGAGTCATTTAACCGTGCGATGTCCGAGAAGATCAATGCTGCCCTGGACGACCGCAAGATGGCAGTTGCAAGTCAGATCTATAATCAGGCCGTCGAGGAATCCCTTGAACTCCCAGAGGAAGCTATTGATGAGGCTGCAGTTGATGCTAAGGGCCACAAAAGCTCAACTGGCGGGTTGACACAAAAGGGAAGAGACCACTACAACCGCAAGACTGGTGGAAATCTTCAGGCGCCAGTCACAAAAAAGCCTTCAGAACTGAAGAAGGGTAGCAAGGCGTACAATCGCCGTAAGTCTTTCTGCGCACGTATGTCTGGGGTCAAGGGACCTATGAAGAAACCAAATGGTGAGCCGACGCGCAAGGCTCTCGCCCTCAAGAAGTGGAATTGCTAATCTCGCATGAAACTCGTCACCGAATTTAACGACTCAGGACTACAATACATCACTGAAGCCGCCGAGGGCGGAATCAAGAAGGTCCGTCTCGAGGGAGTCTTCATGCAGGCTGAAAAGCCGAATCGCAACCGCCGCCGCTACCCATTGGGGGTACTGAAGCCGGCGGTTGAGAAGTACATCAATGAGCAGGTTCGTACCGGCCGTGCAGTGGGTGAGCTGAATCACCCAGATGGCCCGACGGTCAACCTGGATAAAGTTTCACATCGTATTACCGAACTCAAGTGGGACGGTAACAACGTTGTCGGAAAGGCACTGATACTAGACACGCCGATGGGTAAGATCGTGAAAGGTTTAATCGAAGGCGGCGTCCAGTTAGGTGTCTCTACTCGTGGTATGGGATCGCTGAAACAGGGCAAAGACGGAATCATGGAGGTCTCGGATGATTTCATCCTCTCCACCGTCGACATCGTTCAAGATCCTTCCGCTCCCGATGCTTTCGTCAACGGGATCATGGAGGGCGTCGAATGGGTCTGGGATAATGGTGTCCTGAAAGCTCAGCAAATTGAAAAGTATGAGACTGAAATTAAGAACGCATCTTCACAGCGTCTCGCAGAGGCGCAGCTGAAGGTTTGGAATGATTTCCTCTCAAAACTATAACCGCTACATTAGTAGTACACAGCACACATGTCTAAGAAAATCAAGAAAGGTCAATTCGATCTGATCGAAGACATCACTGTTGAGGAACTACGCAAGGATGGACTCGTTGAAGAGGTTGCAGTTTCGGGTGAAGAGTCATCCCAAAAGAAAGATGAGACAGGCTCAGAGGCCACGGACGCCGTAAAGGCTAACGCCGAGACCAAGGGAGCCATTGACGGTTCTGCACCAGCAGAGGCCGGCAAAGAAGACCACGTCGGTCAGGGACCTGGCAAGGTTGAAGAACCTGCCGAGAACCAAAAAGCAAAGGCCGCAACCGATGCCGCATCAAATGCGACAACACAGGCCGAGCCACCAAAGACGAAGGCTGGTCTCATCAATGCCGTATACCAACAGTTAGTCAACATGAAGACCGAAGAGGTCGCTAATGTCTACAGCACGCTGGCAAACCCAGCGCTGCCACCGAAAGCCGAGGAGCCATCTCCAATGCAGACGGGTGACAATAGCACCGATAAGGACGAGAAGAAGGAAGCCGCTGAAGAACCTGAAGCAGAGGTGCAAGTTCCGGAACAGCCTGGTCAAGAAAATGGCGAGGATGAGAAGGAAACTGAAACCGATGCCGAGGCCGATGCTGGTGAAAAGGAAGACGACGGAGAGGAAGAGGACAAGAAGGAGACCAATGAGTCCCTGAATGTTCTTCTGCAGGCTGAAAAGTCACTCACCGAAGACTTCCGTTCAAAGGCATCAGCACTGTTCGAATCCGCAGTCAAGACAAAGGTAGCATCCGAAGTCGCTCTCATCGAGAAGAATTATAACGCTCGCCTCAACGAGGAAGTCGCCACGGTGACCACTCAGCTGGCCGAGAAGGTTGATTCATATCTGAACTATGTTGTTCAGACCTGGATGGAAGAGAACAAGGTTGCCGTCGAGTCCGGACTCCGCACTGAGATCGCCGAGAACTTCATTGGAGCGTTGAAGAACGTCTTCACTGAATCATACATCGAGGTCCCAGAGGGCAAGGAGAATCTGGTTGATACACTCAACACAGAAGTCGCCAAGCTCGAGGAACAACTACTCAAGGCCACAGAGTCTAACATGAAGCTCACAGAGTCAGTCGCTAAGCTCGAGCGCACGCAAGTGATTGCCGAAGCTTCGAAGGACCTCGCTTCAACAGAGGCTGCCAAGCTCGTTTCGTTGGTTGAGGATGTCGATTTCGAGAACGCCGAGACCTTCACAAAGAAGGTTCAGAGCATCAAGGAATCATACTTCCGCAAGCCAGCTGTCAAGTCCCAAACAACCCAAACCGCGGTAGAATCGACGATCAATGAAGAGGCTGAACTCAGCCCACTCATGGCCGCCGCTTCCGCAGCAATTTCACGCACAGTAAAGCCATAAGGCTTTCAGCGTAACACGCACACACAGTTAGGAGTAATTACAAAAATGTTCAACTCAGAAAACCTACAAAAGAAGTGGGCACCAATCCTTGAGCACAAGGATCTGCCTTCCATCAAGGATAACTACCGCAAGGCAGTTACCGCAGTCATCCTCGAGCAGCAAGAGCGCGCCCTCCGCGAAGAGCGTGCGCAGTCAAGCTTCCAGCCAATCACCGAGACAGCAGCCAATGCTACGACCGGTGGTACAGGCAACCTGGCTAACTGGGATCCAATCCTCATCAGCCTCGTTCGTCGCTCGATGCCAAACCTGATCGCTTATGATATCGCTGGCGTGCAGCCAATGAGCGGTCCTACAGGCTTGATCTTCGCTATGAAGAGCAAGTACTCCACACAAGGCGGAGACGAAGCTCTCTTCAATGAAGCCAATTCCGGATTCTCTGGCGCAGGTGGAATCACCTTCGACGGAAACGGTCTTCCTGTTCAAGGTTCTTCTTCATCTCTCCCAGGTACCGACACCACACCAGCTGACACAATCGCTGATGACTTCAAGGTCGGTCGTGCAATGGCAACATCAGCAGCTGAAGCTCTCGGCAACACTGGTGGAGCATTCGGCGAAATGGCATTCTCCATCGAGAAGGCTACCGTCACAGCTCGTTCACGCGCTCTGAAGGCCGAATACACAATGGAACTCGCTCAGGACCTCAAGGCCGTTCACGGTCTCGATGCTGAGTCCGAGCTCGCCAACATCCTCTCGGCTGAAATCCTCGCTGAAATCAATCGCGAAGTGATCCGCACGATCAACGTCAAGGCCATCCTTGGCGCCCAGAGCTCCAACATCACCGCCGCCGGAACCTTCTCACTGAAGACCGATGCTGACGGCCGTTGGAACGTTGAAAAGTTCAAGGGTCTCCTCGTTCAGATCGAGCGCGAAGCCAACCAGATCGCCAAGGCAACACGCCGTGGTAAGGGTAACTTCATCCTCTGCTCATCCGACGTTGCAACAGCACTCGCCGCTGCCGGCGTGCTGGATTATGCTCCTGCTCTGAGCACGAACCTCGAGGTTGACGACACTGGCAACACCTTCGCTGGTGTTCTCAATGGCCGCACCAAGGTTTACATCGATCCATATGCCACACTTGACTACGTCACGGTTGGATATCGTGGAACGAACCCATACGATGCCGGACTCTTCTACGCCCCATATGTCCCACTGACAATGGTCCGCGCAGTCGGTCAGTCTGACTTCCAGCCACGCATCGGATTCAAGACCCGCTACGGCATGGTCGCCAATCCGTTCGCTGAGGCCACAGTCGCTGGCACCCAGACCGACAACGGTCTCGGAACCAACCGCGCCAATCGTTACTTCCGTATCTTCAAGGTCACCGACCTGCTCGACGTCTAATACGTCAGCCGAAGTAACTGATACACTAATTGAGGGCCCCCGAAAGGGGGCCCTCTTTTTGTGACGATAAATAATGGTATGAACAATCTCACGCTGAACAAAAACCTGCTGTCCCCGAACGGGTTCAAGCTGACGATCGACTCGACAAAGTTTTCAAATACTGAGTATTTCTGCATTTCCTCGCCATTGCCTTCAGTTTCAGCTACCGAGGCAAACTCGCCATTTCGCAACAAACAGAACTCATACCCTGGTGAGAAGGTGATTTACTCTCCACTAGACATTCGTTACATGGTCACGGAAAACATGGATAATTACATCGAGCTATTCAATTGGATAGTGGATAATGCCAATAGCGGAACAGTTTCTGCATACGATATCACTCTGCACATTTTGACCAGCAGCAACAATGTGATCCGCCAGGTGAGATTTGTGGAAGCCTTCCCTGTTGCAATCGGCGCAATTGACTTCCATACTCAGAACACCGATGTGGAGTATGTCATTGCTGATGCCTCATTTCAGTATTCCCATTTCTACTTTTTGAAGTAAGATAGATACTTACAGTCCATTACATTATGATCAACATTGAAGAGATCCACGAGATGTGGAAAAAAGATTCCGTCATCGATGACCTGAACCTCGATGAGGCATCGAAACAGACAGCACGCCTGCATGCGAAGTATCTAGAGCTCCTATCAACGGCGAAGCTCAGACTCAAGAAATTTGAACTTGAGCAGAAGACTCTGCTGAGAGATAAGTGGCTTCACTTTAACGGCAAACTGGACAAAGAGACCATCGACAAGTATGGTTGGCCGTATGATCCATTTAATGGCCTGAAGATCATGAAGTCCGACATGGACTACTACTTCAATTCTGATCCTGAACTGCAGAAGTCAGAGGCCCAGATCATTTACCTGAAGACTCTGGTCGAGACTCTGCAAGAGATCCTAGACTCCGTGAAGTGGCGCCATCAGACGATCAAGAATATGATCGAGTGGAAGAAATTTACGAGCGGTGTCTGAGGTAATCAAAGTCCAGAAGAAGAACGAGGTATTCGTCATGGTTGATTGTGAACCGTCGACGGCATACGAGCTATCCGATTTCTTCACGTTCTTCGTTCCCGGCTACAAGTTCATGCCGGCCTACAAGAACAAGTTCTGGGATGGCAAGATTCGTTTGTTTGATTCTCGTGCTAAGACGCTGTACGGCGGTTTGATACCGTACCTTGATGAATTTGCAGAGGTTCGTGGCTGCACACTTGAGCACGTTGATTCTGATTACTATGGAAGAGCCGATGCTCAGGCGTATCTGGACCTGGATGCAGTCAAGACCTTTACGGATACCTTGCAGCTTTATGCCAATGGAAAAGCGATCGAGCCCCGTGACTACCAGCTCGAGGCGATTCATCACGCCCTGGTTCATTACCGTTCGCTCTTGCTCAGTCCTACGGCATCTGGAAAATCACTCATCATCTATTGCCTGATCCGATATTTCCTCGAGGAGAATCCATCAAAAAAGGTTTTGTTGATTGTTCCCACAACGTCCCTAGTCGAACAGATGTTCACCGACTTCAAGGACTATTCAACTCTGGACGAGAGCTGGGACAATGAGACGGAGTGCCATCGAATCTACTCCGGCAAAGAAAAGATGGATATCAACTCTCGTGTGGTCATTACGACCTGGCAGTCCATCTACAAGATGGACGCTCGTTGGTTCGAACCATACGGAATGGTCGTGGGAGACGAGGCACACACGTTCAAGGCAAAATCGTTGAGTTCCATCATGGAAAAGTTACGGGATGCCAAGTACCGTATCGGTACGACCGGAACCTTGGATGGCACGCAGACTCATAAATTGGTTCTCGAGGGATTGTTTGGTCCAGTTCACCGTGTCACCACCACGAAGGAGCTGATGGATTCCAACGCTCTGGCACAACTCTCGATCGATGTTCTGCTCATGAAGTATTCCGATCTGGTTTGCCAGGAGGCAAAGAAATACGATTACCAGCAGGAAATCGATTTCATCATAGGACATCAGGGAAGAAATAAGTTCATTCGCAACCTGGCTATGGCTCAGGAGGGAAACACGCTGATTCTGTACAACTACGTGGAGAAACATGGCAAACCGTTGTACCAGATGATCGATGAGAAGCTGAATGAACTTCCACGCAGAACTCGTCAGTTGTTCTTTGTATCTGGCGATGTTGAGACCGATGAACGCGAAAGAATTCGTGCAATCACTGAGAAGGAGAAGGATGCGATCATCGTGGCATCCATGGGTACGTTTTCCACCGGTATAAATATCAGAAACCTGCACAACATCATCTTCGCGTCACCGTCTAAATCTCAAATACGAATACTTCAGTCAATCGGCAGAGGCCTCAGAAAATCGGATGATGGAAGACCCACAAAGGTGTTTGACATCGCTGATGATCTCCACTGGAAGAAACACAGAAATTACACACTGAACCACGCTGCTGAGAGAATCAAACTGTACGGCTCAGAGAAATTCACATTTAAGATCCACGAGGTACCAATTCAATGACATTCGACAACATCGGCGTAGTTCTCAAACTGGTCTCCGGAGAAACGGTGATCTGCCAGGTGGTTTCGGATACAGACAAGAATCTTCTCATCAAAGATCCGTACATCATCAACGTGATCACAGAGAAGAACGAGGATGGCATCAAGGCATCTACGTTTTACTCAGATTGGTTTTTAGGTTCTGCTACCAGGGTCCACATGATTCGCAAAGACCACATCATCTCTGCTGCTCTGCCAGATGATAATCTCACCACTCATTACGGTGAATTGGTTGAGATCCGTGATCACAAAGAAGGTGGCACTCCAGCGCCAGCTGAGAAGAAAGAACAGAAATCATTTTGGGACAGCTTGAACTTTGGCCTGGATGGTCAGGATTACCGGAATAACTGATATACTGCCCCCTCTGTCCAAGGCAGTTACAAAATACCGGATATCTAGGTCGGTGTAAAATAGATAGTTGGCCAAAGCTTTCTATTTTACAATTGGTGCAGGTTAGTTAGTGTTAGGGTGAGGATGGAAATATCATGACGAATGACAACTGAAACTGACACACCAATCAAACCTCCTGCAAAGAAATCAAAGCGGGACGGCGAACACTATGTGAACAACCGCGAATTCTCGCAGGCCGTTCTCGAGTACGTGCAGTCCGTAAGGGCGGCCGAGAAGGACTCAAAGGAAGTTCCACGGATCACCGAGTACATCGGCCGTTGCTTCCTCAAGATCGCCGAGGGTCTTTCTCACAAGCCCAATTTCATTCGTTACACCTATCGTGAGGAGATGGTCATGGATGCCGTAGAGAACTGCATCAAGGCCATCATGAATTACAACATCGCTGCCACGACTCGTACCGGCTATCCAAATGCCTTTGCGTACTTCACGCAGATCTGTTACTATGCCTTCATCCGTCGTATCATGAAGGAGAAGAAACAACAGGACATCAAGTTCAAGTTCATCGAGCACGCCGGTCTTGAGGATTTCATGTCTAACACCGAGGATGAATTTGGCGGAGCAATCATTCAAGATGCTGGCTTCATCAACGTCCTCAAGAAGCGTATCGATCGAAAGAATGAGGTCGACAAGAAGATCAAAGAGTTCAAGAAGAAACACAAGTCAAAGTCTCAGCTTGACATGATATGCTGATTGCAGTTCTCAACGACACACACTGCGGAGTTCGTAATTCCTCCGACGTTTTCCTGGACTACTTCGCCAAGTTTTATGGGGAAGTGTTCTTCCCGTACTGCGAGAAGCATGGGATCAAGCAGATCCTGCACCTGGGGGACTATTACGATCATCGGAAGTTCATCAACTTCAAGGCGCTGAACCATAACCGCAAGACGTTCCTGGAACCAATGTGTGAACTGGGGATGACGATGGACATCATTCCTGGTAATCATGATGTGGTCTACAAAAATACGAATGAGCTCTGCTCGTTGAAAGAACTCCTGGGATACTTCCTGGAGAATGTTAACATCGTGATGCAGCCAAAGGTCATGAACTATGACGGCTGCAATGTGGCTCTTCTCCCCTGGATCAATCCAGAGAACCATGCAGAGTCGATGAAGTTCGTGGAGACGTGCAATGCCTCGATCCTCGGAGGTCACCTCGAACTCAACGGTTTCGATATGATGAAGGGTGTTCAGTCTCACGGCGGAATGGATCCTGCGCTGTTCTCTCGCTTTGAGCAGGTCTGGTCAGGACACTTCCATACCAAGTCGAAGAAGGGCAACATCCACTATTTAGGAACTCAGTTCGAGATGACCTGGGCAGACGAGGGCGACTGGAAGTATTTCCACGTGTTCGATACGGCCACACGGGAGCTTCACGAGATCCGCAATCCTCATGAGATCTACTCCAAGTTCATCTACAACGATGCGCGTCTCGATCCTGACACCATCGACGTGACTGATGCCAAGGGTAAGTTCGTGAAGGTCGTTGTGGCCAACAAGACTGACTTCTTCAAGTTCGACCGCTTTATCGATCGCCTGCAGAAACAGGATCCGTTCGAACTGAAGATTGCCGAGAGCTATGACGAATTCAGCGGAGACCGTATTTCCTCTGATGCGGTTGATGCCATCACCGACACTGCCACACTGATGGATACATATGTTGATGCAGTTGAAACTGAACTGAACAAGGACACGATTAAAATCAAGCTTCGCGAACTGTACGCAGAGGCACAAAATCTTGAGGCCGTTTAAGGCATGGCAATTACATTTCGTCATATTAAGTGGAAGAACTTCCTCTCCACGGGGGATGACTTTACCGAGATAAACCTGGACAATCGTTCGTCCACTCTAGTGGTCGGACCAAACGGGGCAGGTAAGTCCACGATGCTTGATGCTCTCTCGTTCGCTCTCTTCGGAAAGCCACACCGAGACATCAACAAGCCACAGCTCGTGAACTCGATCAATGGAAAGAACTGCGAGGTCGAGGTTGCGTTTACTGTAGGCAAAACTGAGTTTCTAGTACGTCGTGGAATCAAGCCCAGCATCTTTGAGATCTGGCAGAATGGGAAGATGGTGAACCAGGAGTCCCATGCGATGGACTACCAGAAGGTTCTGGAGCAGAACATACTCAAGCTCAACCACAAATCTTTTCACCAGATCGTGGTTCTGGGATCCTCGTCCTTCATCCCGTTCATGCAGCTTCCGGCTCAGCATCGGCGAGAAGTGATCGAGGATCTGCTGGACATCAATGTGTTCACGAAGATGAACACGATCCTCAAAGAGAAGTCTGCGCAGCTTCGGGACAAACTAGGAGCAACTGCTCATGAGGCCGATGTCAACGATCGTACGATCTCGATGCAACATAAGTTCATCGATGAGATCAAACATCGCAATGCCGATAATGTCAAGAAGAATCTGAAGAAGATCGAGGAACACACTCAGATCGTTCAGCAGCTTCAGTCCAAGAACGAAGAGCTTCAGGCAGAGGCCGATCGAGTTCCAAACGACATACGTTCCTCACTGAAGAAGACCGAGGAAAAGAGACAGGCCCTGCTGTCCTATCAGGCCCAGATCAAGTCGAACATGCAGAGGGTGGTCAAGGATGCAAAGTTCTACGAGAACCACGATAACTGCCCCACATGCTCGCAGATGCTTGTTCCTACATTCAAAGCCGAGAAGCTTCATGCCTGCAAAGAATCTGCCAGAGAATTGACCGATGGTCAGGCAAAACTCGCAGAAGAACTGAAGAAGGTAGAAGATTCTCTCGGAGAGATCTCTACCACGATGAACCGTCTGGACGAAATCCAACAGCTCATTCGGACTAACCGTTCTCAGATTCAACTTCATACCAAATACATCTCAGAGTTCCAGCAGGAAAATGCAGAGATGAAAGATGCCAGCCTCGAGGAGGCAGAGAAGAAGCTTGAGGAACTCCTGGATCTGAAGGAAAACCTGTCCACGCAGAAATCAATCTACTACGAGCAGGGCGCCTACAACCAGGCAATGTCCGAGATGCTGAAGGATACCGGCATCAAGACGAAGATTATTCGCCAGTACCTACCTGTGATGAACAAGCTCATCAACCAGTACCTGCAGACTCTCGACTTCTTTGTCTCGTTCAACCTGGACGAAGCGTTCGAAGAGACGATCAAGTCTCGCTACCGCGATGACTTCTCGTACCCATCTTTCTCTGAGGGCGAGAAGCAGCGAATCGACCTGGCTCTTCTTTTCACGTGGCGTCAGATTGCCAAGATGAAGAACTCGGTGAGCACGAACCTGCTGGTTCTAGACGAGACCTTTGATTCCTCGATGGATGCCGATGGCGTGGAGAATCTCATGAAGATCCTGAAGACCCTAGATGCCGATACCTCAGTCTTCATCATCTCTCACAAGACCGATGCTCTGGACAGCAAGTTCCCGAACAAAATCGAATTTGAGAAGGTCAAAAACTTCTCGCAGATCAAACAAAAATAAGGTTTAAGTTGTTGATGGTCAAGGGTTTGCAAACAAAAGCAAACTGAGTTATTTACACCAGCACCGGTCGTGCTAGGATTCTGTCATGATGAATTCCACTGCACAGGGCACGCTGGCCCGACTGCTCTCGAAGGAGAACATCACGATCCAGCACGGCAACTTTCACACGGCCTTCTTTGACGTCGAGTCTCGTACCCTTGGTCTCCCCATTTGGCAGAACAAGGGCAAGGACGTGTACGACCTGCTAGTCGGTCATGAGGTTGGTCACGCCCTGTTCACTCCGCCTGACTTCCACAAGGATATGCGGGGTGCTCGGCAGGATTACATCAACCTCGTCGAGGATGTCCGTATCGAGCGGATGATCCAAAACCAGTATCCTGGCCTGATCTCCTGCTTTGCTCGAGGCTATGCTGACCTTGCTGCCGCCGACTTCTTTGGCATCAACAAGACCGGTACTGGCAAGCTCAATCTTCCTGACCGCCTCAACATCAAATTCAAGCTTCGGAATCTGATCGACATTTACTTTAGCCCCGCCGAGCTCAAGATCAAAGCGCAGATCGAAGCTGCTCAGACGTGGGATGAGGTCGTTCAGGCCGCCCTCGATCTTGAGAAGTTCGTCAAAGAGGCTGCCGCTAAACAGCAGGAGCCACAGATTCCTCAGCCCCCGCAGCCGCAGTCTCGGGATGCTCGTGAGGAGAGCGAAGGAGAACAGTCTATCCAGCAGCAGAGCTCGGATTCCTCCAAAGATACCGCAGAGACCTCCGCGGAGGATGACTCGGACGATTCTTCGTCTGACGGAGAGAAGGGCGACTCGATGCAGAATGATTCTGCCAAGAAAGGCGAGGAGACTTCTGAGAAGCCTGATCCTCAGGACGCCAACGTCGCCAAGGACACGGCCGAAAAAACCGAGCAGGAAGGTGCTTCTAGCAGCACGGACAAGCCTACCGACTTCGCCAATCCGGATACGAATCTGGATGTCTCAACTCAGCGCAGTTTTGATCTGAACGCCGAGAAGCTTCTGGACAAATCGAAGGAGACCCTTCAGACCTGCTTTGCTAAGGCTCCGACGCGTGCAGAGTGCATGGAGAACATCATGCCCTATGATGAGCTTAAGACTCGCCGTATGCAGAGCGTTTATTTCTCCGAGTCTTTTAACAACCCCGTGGCCCGCGAGAGGTTCAACGACTTCCTCAAGGCCAATCGGAAGGTCATCGGGATGATGGTCAAGGAATTCGAACTCCGCAAGTCTGCCCATCAGTATTCTCGTGCCACGACGTCCAAGACCGGTTCTCTGGATCTCAACCGTCTGCATGCCTATCGGACCAGCGATGATGTCTTCCTGAGCGTGACCAAGCTGGCCAACGCCAAGAACCACGGAATGGTCATGTTTGTGGACTATTCTGGTTCGATGTGCCGCGTTCTCCCCTCGGTGCTCAAGCACCTGATCAACATGGCTCTCTTCTGCCGTCAGGCCGGTATCCCATTCAAGGTCTATGGCTTCACCAGTGACAATTCGCAACGACTCAAGTCGGTCGAGTACGCTACGGTCATCGGTGGCGGTACGGATAAAGTCCTCGTTTCCAATACGATTCTCCTCGATCTGGTCAACTCTGATCTTAGCAAGACGGAGTTCAATGATGCCATCTATAGCATGTGGCTCCGCGCGCAGAACGATTCCTGCAAGTCTGGTGTCGAGACGCTTGGCAGTACTCCTCTCAACGAGACAATCGTGATCGCTCACGATATCATCAAGGATTTCCGTGCTCATCACAACTTTGACAAGGTCACTGCGATCTTTCTGACTGATGGAGCTGGCAATCCTCTCCGAGTCGGTCTATCCAATGTGAGGTTTGACAACCGAGTCGGTTCTCCTAGCGTCCTTGGCTATCAGATCTATGCCAAGACCTCGTTCAAGATCCACGGTCGAGTCCTCACTGCGGACCATGGTAATATGACCGAAAAGCTGCTCGAGAACCTTAAGCTCACCACCGGCTGCGACACCATGGGATTCTTTATCCCCGCCGGACGCCGAGTGCTCAACAGCACGATCTCTGCAGCCATCCGTCGAATGAAGAACTGGAACGTCCTGATGCCGAAGTACGAGCAGTCCTACAAGGACGATGGTTTCCTCTCGCTCCCCGGCGCCTACAACTACGATAGCTTCTTCATCGTTGGATCCGGCAATGACCTTGACATCGAGGATGAGGAGCTGGAGATCACGCCTGACATGACTCGCAGCAAGATTGCTCGGCAGTTCAAGAACTTCTCCTCTGCTAAGAAGGGCAATCGCATCTTTGTGACGAAGTTCTCGGAGGCTGTTGCCTAAGTGGTTAGAACCCCAACAACTTAGAGCTCAACAAATCTGTGTACGAGAGCCGCGAAACAGTGTAGAATGTCTGCGTAGTTTGATTTCTTCTTAGATCATGAAAGACACATCCCTCAAGATTATCTCGGTCCTCTCCGAGAAGTACCCTGACC